CCCCTCTGGTGCACGAGCAAGACGATAAATGACAAGACTGTCTTCCATCATCCGTAATTGATTAATTGCTTTTAAAGATTTATGAAGGTGTGAAACGACTTTCTTTTTTGTTTCGTCCAACATGCCAGAAGTTGTATACTGAATAGCGTCTACTGAAAATTTAACAGCAGAAGTCATAGAACCTGGTTTTTCTTCAAAGATATAAAATTCTTCAATTTCATCTACTATTTTAGCATTAGTCTTAAGATCTTTTTTATATTTTACCTGTTTAACCTTGCGCATTTTAGAAGAGTCTATATTTCTAATCTCTTGAATTCCCGCTTTAAGATTAGATTCATTAACCATAAGATGATAATAAATTCTTCCGTCTACATACCAAGACCTAAAAATGTCATGACCAAGTTCATTAAACTTCAACATTGCAATAACATTTTCAAATTCTTCGGTTATAATTTTTTTAATTCTATCGGTGGTTTTAACTTCTTCTAAAGATATTTTAACAGAACTTCGAAGTTCAGAAGCCGATATTGTCTCGTTGACAATTTCTTCAATCGCCATATCAACTTCTGGATTCATAGCGACGCCACGATAACGCATAATAAGTTGATGGTTATCTTTTGATTGATCGCCGTCCATATTAATATACTGACCATAATGTCCGGCAGCACTAGTTACATATCCTGCGCCATCATCGTCAGTAGGAGGAACAACAGAACGCAACGTTTTGTTGTCTGTTTTCTCTTTAGACGTTTTTTTAATTTCAAAACCAAATACTTTAAATGTGTTATCGTCTGCCATGAATATTCCTAAAAAATTTAAAGGGAGATTTCTCTCCCTTTATTTAGAGGTTACGTAGTGGTGTTACTTTCCCAATACTGTACCGCAAATACAACATCAAAAATTTCAATTTCGCCCACTTGTGCATAATCTAATTGAATTTGCCCTATTGAAATAGGAAACGTTCCGCGAAAATCGTATCGTTTTACGACCGTCTCATCTCGATCAAGTTGTTCCACAATAAGATCCGCTTGGTAGTCTACTGGATTCACTAATCCAGTATTTGCACTATGCGCGTTAATTCCATTCAACCACCTTTCCATCGCGTCTCTTACACTAAAATCGGTGTCATTCATAATAGTAACATTCCAATCGGCAAAAGTTCTATCCCCTGCGATTTTAAGTTCACGACCTCTAAACGGAATGTTTATAATGTTTGTCGTTGATTCTGGGAGTTGCGCTGCTCGGCACATAAACGAAGTAAGTTCAACATCTCCCCCAGCGTACTGAGGGAAATTTAATGTTGCTTTGAATAAATTTGCACGAGCGCCGCCGCCACGTAGTTTTGCTTTAAAGTCATCGACTCCTAAAATTGCCATTTTTTATTCTCCTTAAACTGTGCCGACTACTTCTTCAAACTCAACTCCGCTTCTTACAGCGACAAAGTTAAGAGTGATGTAGTTGATGGAACGTGCAGGTTTAATGAAGACACTAGCAACAAATCTGTTTGCGTCGATTACAGATGATGTGTTATTCGTTTCGTCACAAACAACCCTAAAATCTGTAATGCCTCTCCTCCCTTTGACTTCTCTTAAAAAGGGTTCTACAACGTTGGTAAATTCAGCACGAGTAAATTCATCGTTAAGTTCAAACAGTACGTTTGCTGCTGCGCCTTTAATCGCTCTTTCGATCGTTAAGAACAATCGTCGAACATTAATTCGATCGAACGCAGAAGGTCTGTTCTGGAATGTTTTATCTCCATAAAGCAGAACCCCTTGCCCTGGAAGATTAACAATCGGGTTAACTCCGTTTTTATATAGGAGGTCTCTTCCTGTACGCTCAGCATTATACGCTAAAGCAGTTACACCCAAATACCTACCCCTTCTCTGTCCAGCAGGAGAGAACCATGGATCAGCAGTTAAATCGCTAGCTGCCATTAATCCTGCGGTAGAAGAAGACGCTGGAATGTAAACGTATTGATCGCGATACTTGTCATAAACTTTTAACCAATTGTTATCAAAGATAGCGTAGTTACTTCTAGTTACAGTATTAGCACAAAGATTGACTGCAGAAGTAGCTGCTGCGGGAGAAAGAGAAACGCAATCATCTAATCCTGGAGAAATCGTTACAACGCAATCTTTTCTGGAAGGTCCTTCTGCTATAGAAATAAGGTCGTTCGCTATAGTAGTTACGTTCGCAGTAGTATCTTGGCCAGGTGTAATTAAAAAATCTGCCTGAATAGTGTCTCCGTCATTAAATTGGTCGAAACCGGTTTGAACAGAAGCCGTGCTATATGTACCAGTCAACCCACCACCTAGACCAAAATCTAAATTGGCGTCATTGTTAGCGCCGACGATGGATGAAGCGGTTTGTCCAAACCCAGTAACGTTAGTAATCGTTCGACACCAAACGTATTCAGAAGCAGTATTAATTACATCTTTTGCATAATTTGTGCTGCCGTCTGGCGCTTTAGCGTCGCGAGCAGCAGAGACAAAAGGAAAGGTTTCTAAAACTGTGCCAGGATTTCCGCTAAACACGCCGTCGCTATCAACAACTGCAATATGCAATTCGTCAAAAATGGTGTTACTGGTAACACCCTGCGCTTGTTTCACAAACGCGGAAGTTTCTGGTTGCCCATCGAACGCAGAATCTAACGAAGTATTAAAAACAGCAAAATTTGTTGATCCTGAACAAACTTTTACTGCTAAAGAATTGCCAACGGTTCCAGGATATTTAGCATGAAAATCGCCCGTAGTCGGTTCGGATGTTTCGAAACTTGTTCTGTTTTCAATTAAGACCGGACCTCCGCTGTTAGTTGCGTTTGTAGCGTCTGCACTTATTCCTCTGACGTTGTACAAACTACCAGAATATTTTAGAAAATATGCTGCGGTTAAAAAATCTCTACTAGATACTGCTGAATCTAGTCCGGGAGATCCAAACGTTTCTGCTAATTGAGCTTCGTTGCTCACTAAAACAGGACTGTTAGACGGTCCCCATGAATACTCTCCCACAAACGCTCCAGTGCTTGTAGTGACTCCTGGAACCTGCCCAGTTATGTCAACTTCTTTTACCAGAATGTTGGGAGACTCTGACGGTATGGTTGCCATAGTCATTTCCTTTTGTCATTGCTTAATATGAAAACATAATGCGGGTATGTATCTCAACGTATTTATTTATAAAAATCTATTTCTTGTTCCATAAAAGGCAAAGACCACTCTAAACGTTGAATCTCTGCTCGAGTAGCTATGTGCTCAATGAACTCCGAACCATCGTCATGAAATCCAAAAGGAACTACGTCCTCTTCAATTGCTCGCATTTTTTCTCTATATAACGTTTCTTTAATATTAACGTCAGTCATATTCATGAATTGTTCAGTCATAGCATAGTATCCAAACATAACTAAATTCATCATCAAATCATCATGATTACCCTGACTTGCTTCATACGAAGAACCGGAAGCGACGAATGTCGATATTTCTAATATAGTTTCTTCGTCATGAATAGTCATTTTATTTTCTTCTAAGATATCTTTTATACCAGAACACCCAATTCTTTTAACTCGCTTGTTCATTTCTACACCAATATGAGAAGACTTAATAGCAGAAGAGACGTGCGTATTTTCATATTCTAAATCGTAATATAAACCGCTGGTTGTTAACGCTCCTTGATCGTTTGCTTCAATTATAACATATGCCATGTTGTATACGACCGCATATTTATAAATAATATCAGGGAAGAGTATTGGAGAGATATTGTTATTCCGATACACTGCCACTTGCTCAAAAGGGCGTGTCGTAATGTCTATGACATTGAACGTAGAGTAATCCTGACCTCTTCCTTTCGAGACATCTACGGTCATGATGTACTCGTGCTTTGCGCAAGGTTCTTTGTAAATTAACAAAAGACCGCCCTCTAAGACCCGCTGGGGCACTCCTGCCCGTAAGGAAAGGAGTGTTTCAGCGTTTATTAGAGTGTTCCCTGTGCCGAAGAACGTATTACCAAACTCTTGATCGAATTGTAATTGAGAAGTATTGTTTACAGTTTCAAGTTTCCAGTTTTCGTCTCTTCCAGGAACGTCCCACCAATCTACTCGAAAAGACTTGTATTCGTTTGTTTTCTGAACAGCGCCTTCCCATATTTTGTGGAAGACGTTTCCGATTCCATTTGCGGTTGAGGTGATGATGACTTTTGTGTCGACGCCTGACGAAATAACAGGATACGTTGAAGTGTAGAATTCAGCTGCTCGCTCAACAAAAGCAAACTCATCGAGATAGAGCAAATTAACAGACATACCCCGAATAGAACTCCCGCTAGTGGCAGCAGCAACAATCCTAGAATTATTAGAAAACTCGATTGAACCTTTATTAAGAGTTTTACACCCAGGTTGTAAAAAGAACGGAAGGTTCTCCAACATAAGAGTAATACGGGCGAGCATTTCTCTGGAAGTAGATCCTTTATTCGCCAAAATGGCGATTGTTTTTTCGGAGTTGAATATAGCATACCAGAGTAAGTATGCAACTGAAGATATTGATTTACCAGACTGTCGACAAGCAAGTACGATGCTAAAACGATTATCGTTAAAGTGTTTGAACATAGTTCGTTGATAGTCGTAAAGATTAAACGGAACGAGACCCTTATCCAGCGAAATAATTTTAATGTAATTTTCTGCAAAATATTCAGGGGAACCCATACATCTAGCATATTCTTGAACTTCTTCTTGACTCCACTCTTGGACAACTCCGTCGCGTTTAACATTAATATTTCCAAGGTACGTTTCATGAGCGCTACTCATTTTCGAGGAGGTTAGCATCAATCACCTTTTGTTCATTCTTTAACAATCTCTGTAAGTCGGATGTGCTTCCTAAAAACACATTATTATTTGTAATCTGTCTTGTTTCATTTTTATCAGGTGTTTTTATTTCTTTCTGCTTCTTATTTAGATCCATCAATCTATCGTTCACATCAGATATGTTTTTAACCATACCAGACAATACTTCAAACGCGCGCGGATGCTCTGACTCTCTTGCAACTTCGATCATAAGATCAAGAGATTCCTTGCCTTTCTCTATAAGTTCATAGTAAGTTGCTCGAGAATAATCGTAGTCATAATCTACTTTATCTTCGGGCGTATCTTTGTCGTTATGTTTCATTATACTAGTGCCCCTAACGTCAATTGAACTTGTCCGAAATAAGTCTCATTCGTAACTCCTGTTGAAGGATCTGTTGTCGGCGTTGAGACGCTTTCTACGAAATAAAATTTTAAAGTGCCGATGTAAACCTCGGACGCGGTATTTGCAGCGCTTCTACTAAATGTCCAAGAGCGGGTCTGAGCGCCCATTGAGATCCATTGGTCCAACCCAGCATTATTAACATTCCATCCGCTGTTGCCGCCTTGTTGGGGTGATTCGGCAGCAGGTGTAGCGATTTCTTCTGCATATATCCAAATGTTATCAAAATTCAAAGAATCTATCATCGGATTTTTAACATAGTTATCTTGAATTTCATCTAAATCGTTAAAGGAGGGATTAGGAGTAGATTTTTCGTATCTCCAGGTTCCTCTTTCTCTTGCAACAGCATTCTGATCTGTAGTCTCACTAAGGTTATTACCAGCGCCAGAGCTGCCATGGAAAACTATTCCTAATTGATGATCAACGCCAGTCGAGTAGAAAGGAAGAAAACTGGATCCGCTACCATAGTCGCCTCCGAGATAACTTATAAATTCAACTGCCATTATGATCCTCTCCTAGCTTCAAGATTGACGTTATATGTTTTTTGCATAACAGTAGTGCCACTACCTAAATTGCCCCCAGTGCCATCCCAGGTTTTGATGTGGATATCATATGAGACTGACCCGTTTTCTTGAAAACCATCGGTGGATGAGAGAGCAGCGGTAAATTCTCGATCAGTATTTAAACCAAGCCAAGTACTAAAAGAATCGTTATTTCCTGTTCCTATACCCGTATCAAAACGCGCTTCACCGGAAGCACTCGCCGAAACGTTTATCTGGTATTGACTTCCAAACGACCCAGTGCACCAACGACCTTCCCACGGACCCATTAGGTTTTCAGGAGGAGCGTATGCTTCTGTCTGACCCGTTGTAGGAGCGCTTGGAAATCCTACTACAAACGTGCCATCAGCGTTAAAATCAAGTACCGAAGTAATTCCAGATGAAGTAGTTGATACACTAGTGGTTCCTGGTAAAAACATAACATAACCATCGCTCGTTTGTATTGCTACTCCATCGTTTATAGTAATCGTAGGCGTAGTTGCAACAGGAGTAGAAGAACCAGAACTAGTATATAATTTAGCAGTAAAACTTTCTGTTTCTGTAACAGCGTCATCTACAAGATCAATCGTGTATGATGCCGAAGCAGGGTTTCCAGAAGTTGTAATTGCTTGCTTAGCGCTAATAGGAGCTACAGATCCGGCGGAAGGATTTGTGAAATCTGCTGTTGATATCGCACCTACGACGGGTACGAACTGTAAATAAATCGGCGATTGACTCCAATCTGTTCCTCCGATTGTAAAAGTAAGCGTATTGCCTTCGGTCGGTGTAGTGTTATTAACAGATATAGTATAAACTGCATCAGAATCTAATACTTGAAGAGTATCGGTTGCTGTGCTACCAGAAGATACGCCTTGAATTTGAACAGTTAAAGAAGTTCCTCCTGCCCCATAATCATAATCATCGTCTCGCAAACGAACCCCAAAAGAAGTTGTTCCGTTAACAGAAGAAACTGTTCCTGTAGAATCTCCATTCACAATTCTGTTAGTGGTTCCGCTAATAAAAGACCAACTAACATCTTCTCCATTAGCATTAGTCGGAGTTAAGGTAAACGGTATTTGTTTTCCTTCTACTGTATCTGGCGCAGAAACAGAATATGTTGGCGTCAACGCCCCAGCAATATTGATCGTAACACTATCTAATTTTGTAACATTGGTGGGATCGTATAATTTTGCAGAAAACCACTCAGGATTATCTGCTGTATTAGTTAGAGTTGCTGTAGTCGATCCTAAAGTTCCGCTAACAGCGGTAGTAACTGATAGGTTTAACGCCGATGAAACGTCTTCAACAAAATCTGTATTATCTGCTGTACCCTCTTCAGCAAGTCTAAGTTTATATGTTCCAGAAGGAACGTTGCTTCCCGAAACATTAAAAGATATTGTATTCCCTTCGCTATACAAATATGAAGGAGAAAATAAAGTATAAGAAGCAGGTCCATCGTTTAAAGTAAAAGTTGCCGAAGGTTCTGTATCAAACGCAGAAGAAGCTTGAACTTGGCCAGTGAGCGGTCCTTGAGCAGCTGCATTTGCTGTTGTAGCAATAGAAAACGGTTGAGGACTGCTGGTCATTGTAACTGTACCAGGAGAAGAAATTCTCGAATTTCCTGATAATGCGCCAATAATCGACAATGTCACTACTTCGTTTTGAGGGTCGTCGGAAACTACTTCTCCTGTTATGGCAGCGCCTTCTGTTATACTAGTTGCATCTAAATTAACGGTGTACTGAGGAACGACATCGTTGATGTTTATATTCGCAGAATCTAATTTCCTTCCTTCCCAATCATACAATTTAAAAGCAAAAACTTCATTTCCTTCGACCAATAAATCTGACGCATATTCTAAATCAACAGATCCAGAATTTGAAGTAATCGTTATATTTCCTGCAGAAGATAAATCTGTCGGTGGACGAGGAACAACAAAATCTGTCGGAGAAGTAGATAGATGTTCAATATAATATCTTAAATTCGTGTCCGGAGAATTTGTAGCATTAACTGTTACTGTGCCAGTCGTACCTTCGTTTGAACTTCCTCCGATTATAGAATATGCCGGAGTTAATCTCGTACCAGTTTCTGCAGAATCTAATGTCTGAAGGTTTTCTTCCATAATTTTAAGAACAGATCCGCCAAGATACATACCTGCGGGATGAACAAATAACTTGTAGATGTCTCTCCATTCCGAAATAGATCGACCTGTTTTTAAGAGAATAGCAAACGTTTGATATAACTTATTGTCGGTAATATACCTTAAAGAATCGGGTCCTATCTGAGACTCTCCGACATTAAAAATATTTTTCTTAGGGTAAATTACTTCAACGTCATCATTAAAAAATGACCTAAAGAACCATTCAATGGAATACTTTGAACCTTTTGCTCTAAAAATGATAGATGAGAAATTAGCAGCTGCTCTAGGATCAGGAAACCCTTCGAAATATGCTTCTCCTAACAATAGTTCATCTTCAATAAATGCCAATAAATCTAAATCTGTTTGTGTAATATCTCTGGTTTCGAATAGATGATCTAGCAGTTCTGTAGGGTTATTTTCGTTCTCAAATTCGTAATATGATTCTAACAAGGAAATAAACTTCGGATAATCTTGAGCAAAATGTTCGGGCAAGACTTCTTCTACCCGTCGATCTCGCAGGTTTAATCGTCTTCTTCTTTTGTCGTCGGACCCGTTATGCATAGTTATATTTAGGCTGTATCTGTGACTGTTATTTGTACACTCGCAACCTCTGATTTTTGTGAGATACCGTCTGGCGTTGCACGATATTGCCAAGTCACTACGCCGCCAAACGGCGCGTCAGGCGGCGTATATAAGAACGTGCCCGCAGTCGCATCAATAATTGTGACCGTACCTTGTGCGGGTTGCACTTCGATAGAGTGTGTAATTGTACCTGCCGTTTCGAATAAATCGTTACTCGCAACATTCATTGTCAAGGTTTCAGAACCAGAGTAATCTAATGTAAACGAATCAGCAATAACGTCACTTACTTCGGATACGTTAACAGTAATTGTAAATTTTTCTGTAACATTTTGTCCCACATCAACAGAAACATCAAAAGTGTCGATGCCATAAAAATCCGGATTGGGGGTATAAGACCAAACCCCACTAGAAGGCACTATAGTAGTTGTACCGTAATCTGCTGAGTCGCCTGAAGCAATGGAGAACGGCGAACCGATAACATTATTATTACCATCATACAAACTATTTAAAGTATATTCGACTCTAAGAGTGTTAGATACGCTTCCTCCGTCTTCGGTCATTGTTCCGCTATTACCTTCGACGATATTAGTATTACATTCTAGATAAGATAAAAGATCGTTGGTGTTGGCGTAATCATAAAAATTAGTAGTTGCTTGAGCGATAAGATTAGACGCAGAACTAATAACTTTGTACAGATTGAGTTTCATTTCAAAATCTAAAGTATAAATGATAGTTCTTCTGGTTTCTAACGCGCCTTCAAAATCGTCTTGCATAACTACGCCGTCTAAACGAATCGGAGTATCTTCTTGTAAATCAAATCCTTCTAGCGGTTTAACCTGCAAATTATAATGTGGCGTAAAATACGGAAGAATTTGTTCAACGCATTGCAACGCGTCGTCTTGACTTCTAGCATAGATGTTCAATTGAAAATTTATATTATAAGGCACTGGAGTATACACAACTTGTCCAGAACTAGCGCTCGCACTACTAGGCACGATTCTTTTGTTTAATTTGGGCAACTGCCTTTGTTGATCATAATTCATAGCCAAAATTTCAAATGACATTCTTGGCAATTTAATTGCAATCTGGCGCTCTTGCTCTTCGCCTAAATCTGTTCGAGAAATACGATCAACAAAATCTCGTTTAGGAGCATAAGACAAAGGAACTTTTACTTGACTTAAAACACCGCCCGAAGAATTTTTACGAACAACATATATGTTATTGAACAACGATCCAAAAACCGCTACTGCTTTTCTTATACGTTCATTATAAAAATATCCTTCGAGCATTATGGATCACCAAATGGATTTGATTCGCTGAAGTCTAGAATACCGTCAGCAACAGTTTCGAATTCGTCGTTCTGGACTTCATTAGAAGAATTTTCTATTTCTTCCGCTACAGAAACTACGGTAGCAGTTACAGAAGTGTTTACTCCTCTTTGCGCAACTATAGGATTGGTCGTTCCGAACCCTCTAAGTAACCCGTCAGAAGAACCTACATTAACCACGGTCAAAGTTTGTGTAACTGAATTCCAGTCAACAACATCAGCAGTCATTGTATACCCGTCATTCGTTTGCGTTATTTGATCTCCCGCAACAAAAGTACCTGGGATACCACCGCCCCCTGCTTCATTAATTACTGTTATTAAATACTTATAACCAAATTTCTCAACGGCATCGATCTCTTCAATACCCGTGTCAAAATCTTCGCTGCTATATTCATACAACTCACAATTGAGTCGAAAGACAGGAAGGTTTTTGAGTTGATAAAATGGCGTCTCGTCAAAAACTTTCATAATTTGAAAGATAGAGTTAGAGAGAGGCATATGTATTAAATCGCCTTCTCTTGGTCTATAGAATGCTTTACCTTCTACTCCAGGATCGTTTTCTAACGGAGCAATAAATTCTTTCCAACGACGCCGCGCGACAACAAAGGTTGCTTGGTCACGAATCTCTACTCCGAATTTCGTGAACAAGTCGCCCTCGCCATCAAATCCTTCAATGTTTTCGATGTACATTTCTATTTTGTATGCATTATCAAACCTAGCAGAAGATTCATCTTTAAAAATGTCGTCTACGTCGATAGATTCACGAGGAAGATAATACACATCTTGCCCAAACATTTTTAAAGATTCGACGATAAGGTCTTCATAAAGGATCTGTTCAGACCGCGAACCTTGTGAGAAATATTGATTCGTTGCCATTAAATTATCCTACGAAGAAATCTGGTGGTAACTCCTGCTCGAGCCGCATTTTTTCTTCAAGTTTTTCAATTTCTGTGTTTGCTTCCTCTAATATCTGACGTCCGCTGATAGTTACGCCTCCTGGAAGTTGCATACCTTCAAACTTAGACATGTTCAAACCCCATTGTTGTTTGATCAAAGCAGTAGTATAATTTTTAATGAACATATCATTGTAAATGCTTGTGTGTAAATCCGGATCAATTACCTCATAAACCTCAGCGACTATATAATCGTCTACTTTCAACGACGATATAGAATTTTCACTCCACTCACCCCAGATATATAAACGGTCTTGCCTTCTAGAAAAAGTTGTTTGAGGGGTTCCTGATAACATCTGGTCTAAAAAATCTAAATATTGATTCATTTGATAATAGTAAGACATACCACCAGCAAAATTCATAAAATCGCCCAAACTATTGAGCATCATTTGATACCTGATATCGAACATATTAATAGTAGAAAACATTGGGTTGATCGGAAACAACTGAGACACGTATAGTATGTTTGAACTTATAGGTACATATTTATTGTCTACATCTGTTTGCGTAATTTTATGTTTGAGATATGTGCGATATGTCGCATCAGAATGAAACTCTCTGTACATTTGTAAAGAATCATCAACTTTATCTTCAATTTGATCGACGTCTACGTTTATTTCGATTACAGGTTCGCCAAGTCTACGCAAACAGAAATCTATTAATTGTTGTCTTGACGCAGGAGCCGCCATGTTTAATCCTCGTTTACTTTATTAAAGATCATTTCGTATATAACCGAGACGCCTAATCGATCTTGTTTTTTTAACATTCTCACCTTTCTTCTAACAGCAGGAATGGTTTTTCTTTTTTCCAGAATTTTAATTTTTTTCTTTAAAGACCTTACGTTTCTTCTAGATCTTGATACGTTATTTTCTGGCATTGCTACACCTATTTATAATACTAAGAATTGAATTTTAAAGTTATCCCATTTTTTATATTTCCGCCCGAACCTTTTACACGATAAATTCCTGGACCACTGTCTTCGTTAGTGCCGCCTCCGCCAGATGGCGGGGGTGGGGGATCTTCATTTCCAGTTAATCGTATTTCGTCTGGCATATATAAAACCTTATTATTGCCATTGCCGAGCATAAGAGACACATGTGTATAACCTTTATTAAAAAAAGGATCCAATTGATAAAGATTCCCTGCCAATGTTATTGGGCTGGCGCTATTACTGCTCGAGTTTGCCCATTGATTAAACCTTGACCCTGATTTATACCACCCCTCCCCGATTGATGTAGAAGAAAAGGGATATCGACCAATAACTTGACTTGCTTGAACACCATCAATTAGAAAAGTGTTAGGAGTTTCTTGATCCCAATTGACATCAGTTTCAGACCAATTGGATTCTGGAGGATCGTCGCGAATTACACCGTCTAAAGCATTATCAATTAAAAGAGATTTTAATTCCGAAGGAGTTGGATATCTGTTATTTTTATGATAAAAGTATTCTGCATAACACGCTGCCATTCCTGCAGTTACTGGACAGGCAGAAGACGTTCCGCTAAACATCCTCCATTCAAAACCGTCATTATAAGTTAAACTACCATCAGTAGAAGCATATCCGGACCATGTTGCTGTAGCGTGTGCATATAAATCTACTCCTGGTCCTCTTGCAGTATATGCTTCTATAAAATAATGAACTCCAGAAGTGTTAAGAGCGCCCACCACTATTCTTTTGTTTTGGGGTATCCAATAATGAATTCTAGAACGAAATCCATGATAGTATATGTTTTCAGGATTTGTTGGATGTAAAGCAGATCGGTCCAAATCAGTGAACCCATCATTTCTAAACATGTTGATATTTCTAGTGGTAATTTGTCTTTCGTAATTTCCCAGTCCTGCTTCCCAAACGACATAATTATTAGATTCTGTTTCTTCACTTCCTACTGCAAGAGGATAATTCCCAGCAGACATAAAATTTGTTATACCAGCATCCCATGCCGTTGCAAATAAATTTGCTAAAACTTCGGTGTCGCGCACGCTTGGATTAATATCTTCGTTTTGGTATGGAAAAAACAAACCATCATATGGTACGCGATCGTCTGACTGCATAGCAGAAACAGGTATAATTCCTGCATCAACAAACGCGCTGTAATCAGAATTCCAAGTTGTTCCTGGTCTATTAGTAGCGACGCCGTTTTTAACTACGCTTGTAATATTATCAAAATTAAGAAACCCTTGAAGGTCATATGGTTGCCCCCAGCTATTAGTCAAGATGGTCGGGTTCTTTTT